GTGATTGACACCAGCTTTAAAGAACAATTAAATAATGTCGAGCAAATTTTAATTGATAGTCAAGAAACAATCAAGGATTACGAAGAGAAAACAAGTCTTGACATTAGTAAGAAAGTGGGGCATAATGTTGTTCATGTGTTCTTGTTCGGAGGTGGTAAGACTACCGGAGCAACACTTAGAATCTTAGAGAGGATCAAAGATAAAAAAATTACTATCCACTATGTTAGACCAGAAAAGAACTTTCTATCTAACAAGCAAAAGTTAAGAGAGCGAATGACTTGTGGTATACTACAAGAGTTATCTCGCTCAGGAGTGTTTAGTAAAATTTATCTTTATGATGCCTTAGAGGTTCTAAAAGGGGCAGAAGTCAACTTCTTACAGAAAAAAGACTATGTTGCCAGTACAATAGCAGGAATGTTTCACATGACCAATTACATTAAAAACACAGAAGGCTTATTCTCAAATGTAGAAGAGCCATCGGAAGTCAACAGAATCTCTAGCTTTGGCATGGTAAACCCTGAGAATGGAGAAGAGATGTTACACTTTCCTCTTGACAGCATCCGAGAAAAGTGTTACTATTTCGTTATGAGCAAGAAGGCACTGGAGACACCCGGTGTCGTCGAAAAAATAAATAATCAAATTCAAGAAAATAATGAACAAGCTTCTTTCAAAATTATTGATTCAGAATGGTCTGATAATCATGTTTATGTAGAAGCATTTACAAATGTTGTTCAAACAACCCAAAATAAAACGGAGGAATAAATGGGTATTGATCTTAAGAAAATGCGACAAAAGCTAGCCGACCTACACAACAAGGGCGGTAATAGTGGTGGAGCTAAATTTTGGAAGCCATCTGAAGGCGAGAATGTTATTCGTATTCTACCATCACCAGATGGCGATCCCTTTAAACACTTTCACTTTCACTACAATGTAGGTGAGAAAGCTGGATTCCTATGTCCAAAGAAGAACTTTGGCGATGATTGTCCGGTTTGCGACTTTGTTTCAAAGCTTTATAATGATGGTGATGATGAGTCACGACAACTAGCTCGTAAGCTTGTAGCAAAGAGCCGATTCTTTTCACCAGTTTTGGTTCGTGGTGAAGAGGCTGAAGGTGTTAAGGTTTGGGGTTACAGCAAGACTGTTTATGAGAACTTGCTACAACTAGTACTAAATCCTGATTACGGTGATATTACTGATGCTCACAATGGTACTGACTTGGTTCTAACTTATGGTAAGGCTCCAGGTGCGATGTTCCCATCAACCAATATTACTGCTCGCCGTAAGACATCTGCTCTAGTTCCAGATGCCGATCAGATGAGTGAACTACTCGACAATGAAGTAGATTTTGACAAGCTCTTTGAGGTTAAGTCAAAGGATGATGTTTCTGCTATCCTAGATAAGTTCCTACTCGGTGAAGATGGAGATGATTCTGATGGAGTTGTTGTTAGCGACAAGTCTAGTGGCTCATCCGTAGATGATGCCTTCAAGGATCTACTCGCTAGTTAATTGTTTGGTAGGGGGAGCGAAAGCTCCCCCTCCGTTATTATGGAGAAAAAATGGCAAAAGCAGCAACTGGTCGGTTAAACATAGCCGACATGAAAAAATTAATTAATAAGAAAGCAGGAATGGATGTTGCCTTTTCTCTATCTGATGATAATCCAACAGAAGTAAACCAGTTTATTCCAACTGGCTGTAAATGGCTTGACGGGATTATCAAACGAGGAGATTGGGGTGGTATTCCTGTAGGCAAGGTAAGTGAGATTGCTGGCTTGGAAGCAACTGGTAAATCTTACATGGCGGCACAAGTAGCCGGTAATGCTCAACGAATGGGCATTGATGTAATCTACTTTGATTCAGAGAACTCTATTGATCCAGAGTTTTTAGCTAATGCTGGCTGCGATATTGAGAAATTGCTTTATGTTCAAGCTAGTTCAGTAGAGTTTGTCTTAGAGACAATTGAGAGTCTACTTGCGAACAATGATAGTCAAATGCTATTCATTTGGGATTCTATGGCTCTAACACCATCAGTCTCAGACATTGAGTCTGACTTTAACCCATTATCAACAATGGCTGTAAAGCCTCGTATTCTATCAAAGGGAATGTCGAAGTTGATTCAGCCTATTGCTAACACAAAGTCAACTCTATTGATTCTAAATCAGCTAAAGACAAACATTACTCGTACACCAGCAGAAGCCCTTACTACACCTTACTTTACTCCCGGTGGTAAAGCCCTAGCTTACTCCTACTCTTTAAGGATTTGGCTAACTGCTCGTAAGGGAAAGTCATCTTTTATCTTTGATGATAAGGGATTTAGAATTGGTACAGAAGTAAAAGCTAAGATTGAGAAGTCTCGCTTTGGAACTCAAGGTCGTCAGTGTGCTTTTAAGATTCTATGGGCTGGCGATGAAGTCAAGATTATGGATAAGGAAAGCTGGTTTGAAGCAATTAAGTCTTCAGAAAAACTAACTAATGCTGGAGCTTGGTTTACCTTACACTATGAAGATGGAACACACGATAAGTTTCAATCAAAGCAGTGGCTTGAAAAACTTGAAGAACAAAAGTTTCATGATAGAGTAGTAGAGTTACTAGAAGAAGAAGTCGTCATGAAGTTTGATAAAAGGATAGGCGATTCAACTGATTTTTACGAAGATAAGGAGAATGATAAGTGAATCAAAAAAAGAAAGAACATAAGTCAAATAAAAAGGTAACACGACAAGGCAACGGAACCTTTACTAAAAAGTTTCATAACAAGCGAGTAAAGGGCTACAAGAAACCCTATAGAGGTCAAGGAAGGTAGAAACAACTTGACTTCTCCTCCGACCCCTGGTAGAATGTGATCTCTACCAGGGGTTATTTTATGGAACGAATTATGATCGTAGACATGTTAAACATGTACTACAGAGCTTACATTGTGGATCCTTCACTATCTTCTAACGGTCAGCCGATTGGAGGAATCAAGGGATCACTAAAGATTCTACAAAAATTATGTAGAGAAATCAAACCCACACAAGTTTACATTTGCTGGGATGGTCGTGAGGGATCATCAAAGCGACGAAAGATTAACAAAGGCTACAAGGAAGGGCGAAAGCCTATCAGATTAAACAGGGCTGTTAAGAACCTAACAGAACAACAAGAAGCCCAAAATAAAATTTGGCAGATGATTCGCTTGGCTGAATACTTCAACCAGCTACCAGTTTGCCAGATTAACATTGATTACTCAGAAGCGGACGACATTATTGGAGCTTTGGTAGCTCGTTTTAAGGGCAAGGAAAAAGTTATTGTCTCAAGTGATAAAGACTACTTCCAACTCCTAGACGACTCTACAGTTCTTTATCGTCCAACACAAAAACAGATTTTAAACAAGAATAACATTATTGAAGAGTACAAGATTCACCCATCAAACTTCGCAGTTGCGAGAGCTATTGTTGGAGATAAGAGTGATAACCTACCCGGTGTAAAAGGTGTAGGTCTTAAGACTGTGGCGAAAAGAATGCCCTTTTTGCTTGAGCAAGAAGATTGCCTCTTGAAAGATGTGTTTGACTCTGCTATAGTGGAGGACCGATTCTGGGATAAGATAACTGAGAGTCAGTCTCTCATTGAAGAGAACTATCAAGTGATGAACCTATCAACGATTAACTTATCACCACAGAATAGTAGAGTTATCAAAGAGTCGGTAGAGAACTACCCATTAGAGTTCGCAAGAACAGAGTTTATCAAGATGATGATGAAGGATGGCTTTGCTGAATTAAATTGGGACGATCTCTATACATCCATGAACCGCATAAGGATTGCTAATGCTAAATAAAGATTTTTCAAAATTTGGAAAACACTTTCAGGAAAACCTAGTCCAGATTATGTTTGAGGATAGAGCCTTTTGCGATCAGGTCGGTGAGGTTTTTAAGGTTGAATTTTTGGAACAAAAATACCTACAACAGTTCGTTGAGAAACTGTTTGATTACAAAGAAAAGTACCAAACTCATCCATCTTCACAGGCTATCGCAACGATTCTAAGAACAGAACTGGATGAAAGCAACCAAGTCCTAACCAAACAAGTTAGAGACTTTTTTGCTAGAATTCATGCTAATCCATCCGTTGAGGATGAGGATTATGTTAAACACACTTCTTTGGACTTTTGCCGCAAGCAGAAGCTCAAAGAAGCTCTAATGAAATCAGCCAACTTGTTACAGAAAGCTTCATTTGACGAGATCTCAGTTCTCATCAACGAAGCTCTAAAGCTTGGCTCGGACAACTCCTATGGCTACGATTACAAGCTAGATTTTGAGAAACGATTTGTTCTTAAACAAAGAAGTCCAGTTACAACAGGCTGGGACCTTATTGATAAGATTAGCAAAGGTGGCTTGGGAGCAGGAGAGCTTGGTGTTGTTATTGCTCCAACAGGAGCAGGTAAATCAATGGCTTTGGTTCACTTGGGAACTCAGGGACTTATCAACGGTAAGACAGTAGTTCACTTTACACTAGAGCTAGCAGACACAGTTGTAGCTTCTCGTTATGACTCGTGTATGACCGGCATTCATCTAAAAGATCTTTACCATCGTAAGGAAGAAATCTATGATGAGGTCAAAGAAGTAAAGGGCAATGTAATTGTTAAAGAGTATCCAACTAAATCAGCATCAGTTACAACTCTACGAAACCATCTATCAAAGTTACAGAATCGTGGAATTGATGTTGGAATGATTATCGTAGATTATGCTGATTTGTTGAAGCCAACAGGCAACTACAAAGAAAAAAGAATTGAACTTGAATCAATTTACGAAAATTTAAGGGGATTGTCACAAGAGTTTCAATGCCCTATTTGGACCGCTTCACAGACAAATCGTGGAGGGTTGAATGCTGAAGTTATCACAATGGAGAGTATTTCTGAAGCTTTCAATAAATGTTTTGTTGCGGACTTCATATTTACACTATCTCGGACTATTGAAGACAAGAATGTCAATGCGGCGAGAATGTTTGTAGCTAAAAATAGAAATGGACCAGACGGACTAGTCTACCCAATGAAGATGGACACTTCCAATGTTTTGTTGGAAGTCTTAGAGCCGGATGGTAGTTCCATTCAAGAGATTAACAAGGATGCCGCAAAAAATCAAAAGCAGAGATTAGCAGACATTTACAAAAAATTTAAAAAGGAGAACAATTAATGCAGATAGCATCAGAAATTTTATCAGACATTACAGTACACATGAAGTATGCAAAGTATATTCCTGAAAAGCAAAGAAGGGAAAGCTGGGTAGAACTTTGTATTCGCAATAGGGATATGCATATTAAGAAGTATCCAGACTTAAAAGAAGAAATTACTAAAGTCTATGACAACTATGTCATAACTAAAAAGATTCTACCTTCAATGAGGTCAATGCAATTTGCAGGCAAGCCAATTGAAGTTGCCCCAAACCGTGTATATAATTGTGCTTATATGCCGATAGATCACCCTGATGCTTTCGCAGAATGTATGTTCCTCCTATTAGGTGGAACTGGTGTTGGCTTTTCAGTTCAATCTCACCATGTTGAAAAGCTACCAGAAATTCGTAAACCAAACTCAAAGCGAACCCGTCGCTTCTTAATCTCAGATTCTATTGAAGGTTGGGCTGATGCTGTAAAGGCTCTTGTTTACTCTTACTTTAAGGGAACATCAAAACTTCGTTTTGATTTCAGCGACATTCGTCCAAAGGGAGCCCGTCTTGTAACTTCAGGTGGTAAAGCCCCAGGACCACAGCCCCTTCGTGAGTGTTTGGTAAAGGTTGAGGGTATTTTAGCAGAGAAGGTAGATGGCGATAAGCTTGAGCCAATCGAAGTTCACGACATGGTTTGTCATATTGCTGATGCTGTTTTGGCTGGTGGTATTCGCAGAGCCGCTCTTATCTCGCTCTTCTCAGCAGATGATGATGAAATGATTGCAGCAAAATCAGGATCTTGGTGGGAAGCAAACCCACAGCGAGGTCGAGCTAATAACTCCGCAGTAATTCTACGACACAAAGTTGATAAAGAATACTTTATGTCTCTTTGGGATCGTATCAAGAAATCAGGTTCAGGCGAACCCGGCATCTACCTATCAAATGATAAGGATTGGGGAACCAACCCTTGTTGTGAGATTGCCCTTCGTCCTTACCAGTTTTGCAATCTAACTGAGGTAAATGCTTCAGATTTAGACAGTCAGGAAGAGTACGAAGCCCGTGTTAAGGCAGCAGCCTTTCTAGGGACACTACAAGCCGGTTACACGGACTTTCACTATCTCCGTGATGTATGGAGGCGAAACACTGAAAAGGATGCTTTAATCGGTGTCTCAATGACTGGTATTGGTTCTGGTGTTGTTCTTGATCTAGACATGGAAGCAGGAGCCAAGGCAGTTAAAGTGGAGAATAGTCGAGTTGCTAAACTTATTGGTATTCGTGAGGCAGCAAGAACTACTTGTGTAAAACCAGCAGGTACTACCTCCCTAACACTAGGTACTTCCTCTGGTATTCATGCTTGGCATAATGATTACTACATTCGTCGCATTCGTGTCGGTAAGAATGAAGCAATTTACAACTACTTACAGTTGGCACACCCAGAATTGATTGAAGATGAATACTTTCGACCCCACGACACTGCTGTTATCTCTATTCCACAAAAGGCTCCAGAAGGAGCAATTTACCGAACAGAATCAGCCATGTCCATGCTCAAGCGAGTGGCAAAGGTCTCAAACGAGTGGGTTAGGAAAGGTCATAGAAAAGGTCAAAACACTCATAATGTTTCCGCTACCGTAAGCATCCGTGAGCATGAGTGGGCAGATGTTGGAGAGTGGATGTGGGAAAACCGCGATGTTTACAATGGTCTTTCAGTTTTACCTTATGCTGGCGGTAATTACCAACAAGCACCATTTGAGGATTGCTCCAAGGAAACTTATGAGGTTATGCTTCAGTCCTTGACTAAAGTTGATCTAAATAATGTTTACGAAGCAGAGGACAACACTGATTTATCAGGCGAACTTGCTTGTGCTGGCGGTGCTTGCGAAGTAGTTTAGCCGCTTTACGGCATCTAAGTAGATGGAAGGCATGGGGTTTTTTATCCTGTGCCTTTCTATTTATTTTATCAACTGAGAGTAAATAAATGGCTTCATCAGGATTTTCTTATAAACCACGAAAAAACATAACTATTGGCGAACCCGGTTCAGCACAGCAAACTTCTTTTGGCGAGTTAAGAGTTGAAACTTTAACTCCATCGGCTCAAGCAGATTTTGTTTACACAATTAACGAGAAGATTGTTACACCAATTAGGTATGCTGGCGGCGGTGTTTATCAAGAAGATGGCTATGCTGTTGTAACAAGTTCAACAAACGCAAATGGTTCTGGTGGAGTTCAACTCCGCAGAGGTCTAAAATACTCAGCAGGTCAAGGTTCTTTATTCAGAGGAACCGCTCTTTTCGACACACCAGTAGATGGCAACATTCAACTTATTGGTGTTGGTAATGGTGAGTGTGGTTACTTTTTTGGTTATCTCAACGAAAACTTTGCCATTTTACACCAAGACACTTCCAAGAGAGAGATTAGAAAATTTACTATTACAACAGGAGCCGGAACTGGCGATGTTACTGTAACTCTTGATGGCGACACTATTGATGTTCCCGTAACTGGCAACAACGACACAACTCAAACTGCTTACCAACTTTCCCTTGCCGACTACACAAATGTAGGCGATGGATGGCAAGTTGATGTTATTGGGTCAGATTTGTTTTTCCTTTCTGCTCGTGCTGGTCCTTACGGCGGCTCTTATTCATTAGCGGGCGCTTCAATCGTAGCAACACCATCACAGGTTTCCGAAGGTGTTGCTCCTTCATCAGATGTTTATCTTCAATCTGCTTGGAACTATGATAAGATGGATGGAACAGGTCCAAGCGGCATGACTCTAAACCCACAAAAAGGGAATGTCTTCCAGATTGGTTTTCAATACTTAGGTCAAGGTAATGCCTTCTTCTCTATCGAAGATGAAAAGACAGGTAGAACAGTTCCAGTTCACCAAATTAGAAATGCGAACAATAGAACTACACCAGTTCTAAGAAACCCAAATGTAAATGGTTTAGTTGCCTCTACCAACACAACTGCCACAACAAGTGTCGAAGTTCGTTGTGCTTCTATGGCAACCTTTACAGAGGGTGTTTTTACACCATTAGACCCAAAGTTTGCTCATGTAAGAACTTTTGATTCAGCGGACACTTCTGGTGTTTTCAAAGGTCTTATTGCTCTAAAAGTAAATCGTGTTTTCCATAATCAAGCATGTTTTGGTGAGTTGGACCTTTTAAGTGTTAGTGCTACTAATGCTGCTGGTTCAACAACACCAAAACCATTCACTATCGGCATTTTCACTGGTGTTGAAATAACTGGCGATGTAAACTTTATTGAGGTCAATGGTGGTTCAAGCACAGTTTCCTATGCCGACTTAGGAACTGCTGGCGGTACTGGTTTGGCGATTTCTCAAAATGAACCAATATTCACTTTTGGTGTTAATGGCGGTGGATCAAACACAATCGATTTGGCGAACTTAGAAATTGTTACCACCGCTGGTGAAGTCCTTGTTATCGGTTTCAGGGCTGATGATGCTGTTACCGACAACACTGTGAGTGTAAACTGGTTTGAACAACAATAGAAAACTATTTAACTTACGAGGAATAAAACATGTCCGATGATAGAAAACAATTTAGTTCAACACTAAACACAGCAGTAGAATTTACAGAACTAAAAGGATCGCTCAAAAGAATTGAAGATGTTATTATGACAATCAAAGAAAAGAATGAAGAAATGGCAGAAGACATTACTAAAATCAAAGAAGCGATCTACAACCCAGATCAAGGTATTTACTCTCGTCTAAAAGAACTTGAGAACTGGAAAGCAAGTGTCTCAAGGATTATGTGGTTGTTGGCAACAGGAGCCCTCGGCTCAATTGGTGCGGCAATCTGGCAAATATTAAAAAACACATAAGGATATAAAATGTTATTGAAGAAAGGATCATCAGGTCATCAAGTCGTTGAATTACAAGAAGGACTTGAGGCAGTAGGCTATGAATTAGGTTCATGCGACGGAGCATTTGGACCAGCCACAGAAAGGGCTGTAAAAGCCTTTCAAAGCGATCAAGGACTAACAGTCGATGGTCTTGCCGGTAGAGGAACTATCGGGGCTCTAAACAAGCTTCTAGAGGCAAAGGGGCATGATTTAGTCGGTGAAGATGATCAAAGCGAAGAATTAGTTCCACCAACAGAAAAACTAAGTTGGGTAAAATGCCCAGCAGATAAGTTCCCAGGAAGAGATGGATATACCCGTGTTACACTCCGGTCAGATGCTGGTGAAGCATATAATGCTCTTTACGAAGAAGTTCACTCACTTGGTGGCATTATTACATCAGCAGGTGGTAGAAGAGGTCTTGCTTCTAAAGCAGGAGCCGCCCGTTCCAAAAAATCAATGCATTACACAGGTTTAGCATTCGACATGGCTCTCCCAACAGGCATGAAAGATCCAGCAGTTGATCCCTATGTGATTGAAGACATTGGTGGAAGACGATGGAGAGTTTGGATGCGATGCGAAGAGGGCGAGGAAAAGACCATTGAAGGTTCTTATATCACTCGTAAAGCAGGTAAAACAATTATCCACAAAAAAGAAGTCACGGATAAGTTTGTTGATTTCACAGCCCTCGCCTTAAAGCATGGATTCCATTCAATTAGAGCCCGTAGATCATTCTTTACAGGTGGTTCTTATGGTGGAGCAGAATGGTGGCATTTCCAATACGAACGAGCCCTTACCCCAGGTGTCTCAAAGTTTGGTGAGGAACTGCTAAAAGTCTACCCACTCTCCAAATGTCAGCAATTTGTTTACTGGAATGAAGCAAAAGACTGCATATTCGGCAAGAACTGGTTTTAGGACTTGACATAGACCAGAAGATCGCCTATAATGTTCAGGCGAGGTCAAGATGAAAAAGTTTCAAATTGTTTTATCAACATTGGATTACGGACAAACAAAGATTCGTAATGTAAAGAAAAATACTTTTGCTGAGGCAGCATCAGAAGCAAACATTCTCCGTAGTACGGAGTGGGAAAGGACAGGTCTAGAATGGCAAATCGTGACCATTTATGATATGGACTATGAGTTTGATGCTGGAAAGCAAGTAACTTGATCTCACAAGACCGCCAAGGGGGTGATTTTCCACAGGTCGAGGTCAACCCGCAGGAAGGCATGGGGTAAAAGATGCCTTACTTTTCACTAGTTATGGTATAGAATGGATACTTTGGTATTATCGTCTGCTTATCAACCAATGCATCATGTAAGATGGCAAGATGCTATCTCTATGTGGTTTGCTGGAAGAGTAGAGATTGTTTCAGTTTACGA